GTAATAAACGGAAACATCATCAATCCAATTGACTGGGCCGGATCTCTAAAAACAACTCTTAGAAGAAATAGAGCAAACTTTTTCGTAAATTATAATCCAAAATTTTTGGGATCAGATCTTGTTGGTGCTACTGCAAACACATCTATAGGAGTAAACGACAGAGTTGGCCCAGCAAGAATGCGTGTAAATTTGACAAAGGATATCAATACAATCGCTTTGAAATATGTATTTGATATAAACAACCAAACTACACGCGATCAAGTTGTATCAGAGGTTCAAACAGCATTGGATCCATATGCTCCGTTTATCGATACAACGCAAACACAAATCATCTGCGATTCCTCAAATAACGCGGACAACTCATCTACGCTTAACATTGATGTAATTGTAAAACCAATTCTGACAACAGACAGCTTCTTAATTAACGTAAGCTACACACAATAATGAGCAATTCAATAAGCCTATTTAAAGATAATTTTAATGGGGGAACCAGATCAAATAGGTTTGTTGTAAATCCTATTTGGCCACAGGGTGTGTCTGTAAACTCAGATGATTCTACTTTTAAAATAGTCTCGGCTTCATTGCCTGTAGTTCAAATTAATTCAATAAGCGTTCCATACAGAGGCCGTCTTATAAATTTTGCCGGAGATAGACAATACAGCCCATGGGTTGTAGGAGTTTATGATGATGGCAATGCACAAAATTTGTGGAGTGCTTTTCAAAAATGGAAAGAATTGATCGATGGTCATTACACCCACAAAGTTACTGGAAATAATTACAATTATAGCAGATATCAAACTACATGGGAAGTAAGACATTTGGATGTCAACGGTGAGGATACGCTTAGAAGAATAAGTTTGTATAAATGTTGGCCCAGCGTAGTTGGAGAAATTAACTTAAATATGGGTGAAAGTAACTTTGTTGCTTTCAGCGTCACATTAACATTTGACAACATAAAGATATGGGGAGTCTAAATGTTAAACGAATTTAAAATAAAATTTTTAGGTGGAACGAGATCTAATAGATTTTTAATCCAAGGTACAATTCCTACCGGAGGCCAGTTTACAAAGTTTCACGTTAGATCTACCATAATTCCACAGATGTCCACAAAAACTTTAACATATGATTATTTTGGAAGAAAATATCATTATCCCGGTGAAAGAGAGTATGGTAACTGGGCATTTACTGTTTTAGATGACGTAGGAGACAACGATCTTTGGAAAACTTTTCAAGTTTGGCACAATAATATCAATAATCACGAAACAAATGAGTCATTTGATTTGGCTGGTGGCGGTGATTATAAAGCATATAACTGGAAAATCCAACATCTTGATATTAATGGTGAAACTGTGTTGAAAGAATTTATATTGCAGGGCTGTTGGCCAGCTTCAGTATCTCAATTGTCACTAAATATGTTGCAGCCCAATACATTGAGCTCATTCAATGTTATCATCGTTTATGATTATATCGAAATCAAAGACATTACATCAAGAACAACTTCGTGAGGAAATAAATGGAAATAGAAGCTTTTGGATTTGAATTCGGCAAGAAAAGAACAACCAAGCAGGATAAAATTGAAAAAAACCTGCAGTCTTTTACTGCCCCCGAAGTTTATGATGGAACAGTAACAGTTGAGGCTGGTGGCTTCTTTGGCACGGCCTTGGACTATTCCTCATCGATGCGCGATGAAAGTGCATCTGTTGTTCAATACAGAAACATGTCAATTTATCCAGAAGTTGACAATGCAATTGAAGAAATCATAAATGCGTCTATCGTTTTAGGAACAGATAGAAAACCAGTCAAAATTGACCTAAGCGATTTACCTGTTTCAGATGTTATCAAAAATAAAATATACAGAGAATTTGATAGAATCATACATCTTTTAGATTTTAATAATAAATCTTATGAAGTATTTCGACGTTGGTATATTGATTCAAAAATCTTTTATAACCTAGTAATTGATAAGGATCTTCCAACAGAAGGTATTAAAGAGTTGGTTCCTATTGATCCTCTAAAAATTAAAAAAGTTAGAAAGATTAAAAAAGAAAACGAGCAAGTAAATGGTCAGACAATTTCTCTGATAAATGACATTGAAGAATATTATCTTTACACTAATACAGATAAAGAAACCTTTATGATGACTGGTCCGGGGGGTTTGAAACTCTCCACGGACAGCGTAGTTTATGTTCCATCTGGTGTAATTGACTTGAACACAAAACGTGTTCTTGGCTATCTGCACAAAGCAATCAGACCACTTAATATGTTGAGACAACTAGAAGATGCTCTTCTAGTTTACCGCATTGCACGTGCACCAGAGCGTAGAGTATTTTATGTCGATGTAGGTCAACTACCAAAACAAAAAGCTGAACAATACATGAGAGACATGATGAGCCGTTTCCGCAATAAGCTCATCTACAACCAAGCAACCGGAGAGGTTAGAGACGAAAGAAATCACCTTTCGGTTCTTGAAGACTACTGGCTACCAAGAAGAGAAGGTTCAAGAGGAACAGAAATTACAACTCTTCCCGGTGGTCAAGCCATGTCTCAAATTGAAGACGTTGATTACTTTAAGAAAAAGCTTTACAATTCCTTAAACGTTCCAATTAGCCGTTTAACTTCAGAATCTACTGGATTTAATATGGGTAGATCCGTAGAAATTACCAGAGAAGAAGTTAAGTTTTATAAATTTATTGATAGACTCAGACATCACTTTTCAAAGATGTTCTTGGATATTTTGCGTGTCCAACTTCTTTTGAAGGGTGTCATGACTGAGGAAGATTGGCAACAACTTAAGATTGATATAAAATTCAATTTCAATACCGACAACTATTTCTGGGACTTGAAAGAAGCTGAAATTTTGGCTGAACGTCTGAAGATGATTTCTATTGTTGATCCATATGTTGGTAAGTATTTCTCTTCTGCATATATTCGTAAAAACATTCTTCGTCAAACAGAAGAAGATATGCGTTCTATGGATAAAGAGATGGAAGTAGACAAACAAAGAATGCAAGCGGAGCAAATGGCTCTGATGGCACAACAACAAGCTCAACAACAAGGAGCTGAAGAAAGCGCAGAACAGTAATGGAATCTTTAACAAAAATTTTATTAAAAAATGGAATAAAGGGCATGCTTTCAGAAAATGAAAGCTATTTTAAGGAAAATATTGTTCAAACGCTCTCATTTAAACTAAATGCATCAATTCAAGAGGCGACTTTAGCTTTATCTGAAAATCTTTTAGTATCAGAAACAACTACACCAGAGGCACAAAGTTTAACAAACTTTGTTATCTTTTTAGAATCGTTTAAACCCGGAAAATTTAAATTTAAAGATGACGGAGTTATAAATATTACTGAATCTGATATTAAAAATTTAAAAAATTTGTTTGAAGGGCTAAACACTAAAAATCGTCTTAAACTAACAAAAGATATTTTTAAAAGCCCAACACACTTCAGACAACACATAGAATTTTCAAAATCAGCAAAAGGACTTTTATGAAAAACAATATCAGAGAAATGATTAAGAGTGCAATTGAAGAGAACGCAGTTTCTTTTAAGGATACTGCATCTCAAACACTGTATACAAAGGTTGCTAGCAAATTACAAGAGCAATACAAAACAGTCGCACAAAACTTAATGAGACCAACCAATGAAGTTGATAACAGAACTAACTGAAGATATCAAGTATATCAAAGAAAATGTCGGCAACGGTGAAAAACATTATTTCATCGAAGGCATTTTCATGCAAGCCGAACAAAAAAACCGCAACGGAAGAATCTATCCAAAGAACATTTTGACAAAGGAAACTGGGCGGTATATCAATGAATATGTCAACAAAGGCCGTGCTTTGGGTGAGCTAAACCATCCAACTGGCCCGACAGTAAACCTTGACCGTGTATCCCATATCGTAAAAGATCTTCACGAAGATGGAAATAATATCTACGGAAAAGCTAAAGTATTAGATACCCCAATGGGCCGTATTGTCAAGAATTTGATTGACGAAGGTGCCCAACTCGGTGTTTCCACAAGAGGTATGGGTTCTCTTAAGGCCCGTAATGGATTCCAAGAAGTCCAAGAAGATTTTATGCTTGCAGCAATTGATATTGTTGCAGATCCTTCGGCCCCCAATGCTTTCGTAAACGGAATCATGGAAGGTAGAGAATGGATTTTTGAAAATGGAATTTGGACAGAAAGACAAAGAGATTCAGCTGTCAAGCTAATCAAGTCGTCTTCAAAAAGAGAACTCAACAAGAACATCGTCAAGGTATTCGAAGAATTCTTCAATAAACTCTCATGAGCTACAAGCTACCAAACGACACCAAAGACTATCTTTTGTTCATGATAGAAAACAGGATTGAAAACAATCCTCAAGATTCTGTTTTTAAGAATAAAAAATGTTATGAACAGCTCTATATCTTAGAGCAACCTGAAGATAAAAAGCTTGAACCACCACAAGGTGGAATGGGCTCTGGTCAAAAAAGAAAAAATCCAAAAGACAAGTCACCCGGATTTACTGAAATATTGATGGGCGACGAGGACGAAGATAAACAATATAAAGATAAAACTGATGCGGATAAAACTAAAAAAGAAGAAGACGAAGACACAGATAACCCATTATATAAACTTTTAGGTGCAGCTGGGGTATCACTCTTAGGTGGTGCAGCAAAAGCTGGTGGTGATTATGTTGCTGGTGCTTTAGGAAAAGTAGCCGGGACTGGTTTAGGTGGCAAAGCATTAAAATATGGTGCTCAGGGTATTGCAAGTTTGGCCAAACAAGCTGAAGAAATTTCTGGCAAAACTTGGATTGAAGCCCAATTAGGAAAAATTGGCCAAAGCCAAATGGAACTCGCTGCACAGGGTGCTGGTTCTCCTTGGACAAAATTTGTAATCCCAGAAAAGAAGCCAACCAAAGTACTCTCATCAAAAGAAACATATGACAAAGAAACGCAAGATCTTGCAAGTCGCATGAAAGGCGAAGAGATAAGAAACCGTGCAAGACAACAAGGATTGATTCCTTGAACAATCATTTAATATAAATAATTTTACAATTTAAGGATCCTTTGATTATGAAAAACAACAAAAAGTACACAATTT